CGGCTGATTACAAGTCAGCTGCTCTACCAACTGAGCTATCCGAGCTATACTGTTTTCTAATATAGATCTTAGTATATATATTTCCGATAAATCTACTTAAATGTCATTACGTTTTAGTAGAGTCACTCAATTTGTCTTCTTCTCTCACTATAAGATCGTACGATATATATTCTAATAAAAGCTACAATTGAAAACCAACACGTAACTATACTCGAAATCCAGAACGGGTCGGTTATACCCCATTCGCCCACTATTAGCCACATAAATAATATATTGAGGGGATAGTTTACCAACGTCCCCATCAACACATGTAACCCAGCTTCCTTAGCTATATATGGGTTTAGTTTAAACAACTTTACTTCTCAAAACATCCAGTAAATTCTCGGGAGAAGATATTCCATATGGGTCAGTAGGACAGTTATCCATACAATCATCTTCGGGCAAGAATTCGACGACTCGCATATTATCAACTACCATTGCATATCGCCAAGAACGGAGACCGAATCCTAGATTCGACTTTTCGACCAACATGCCCAAAGACCTTGCGAAGGTGCCATTACCATCAGGCAACATCTTAACATTCTCGATACCGAGATTCTTTGCCCATTGGAACATACTGAACGCGTCATTGACCGACGTACAGTATACTTCATCAATACCCAAGTCCATGAATTCTTGGTACATATGGTCATAGGAGGGTAACTGCTCGTTAGAACAAGTAGGCGTAAAAGCGCCAGGCAGTCCAAAGATTACCACACGTTTGCCACCAATCAGATCGGACAAATTCTTACGAGCCCACCTAAATGGATTAGGTTCTTGCAAGAACGGGTCACGTTCTCTTAGGTGAAACGGCACATCATCCAATAACACATCTATCATTATATACTCCAATTAGGATGGCGGCGGGGGGTGACCATAATAAACAGTTCAATCAACTCAAAGGCATACACAGAAATATTGCCCTCGCCACCAAAACTTTTAAATAAATTTTACTTTAGGAAATTCCGTATATGGTGGCGAAAACTTCTCGGATCGAGGCATCATTCGAAACCATATATTAATTGCCCACTTTTCGCCTTCTATGACAGGAAGGGCTGCATGTAAACTAGGGAAGTAATACGAATGTACGTCTTCCGAAGTGTTGTTAAATACTACCATCCTTCCGCGAGAAGGATTGACTTTAATGCCCACAACAGGAAATTCCGTTTCTCCACCAGCAGTCACCGCATTCAGATAAATTAGAGCCGTCACTAATCGTTGGCCGCCATCTACACAAGACTTTTGCCCCTGTGTCGTAAACATATCAAATGCATCATGATGTGGTTTATACTGATCGCCTACGCCATAATATATAACTTGCATATCTTCAGCGTTAGAGAGCGGTATACCAACATATCGAGAAATCCTTTCTCCTATAGTTTTTATAACATCATCATTGTAGTTTAACCAACAATGTGTCGCCGACCTAGTGTCAGAAAGAACCGAAATTCCATCTGTAGTAATTACCGCAGCTGGTGTCATTCGGGTCTTCGCAAGATTGATGATATAATCAGATTCTTCCTGATTGACCATCCCATCTATAACGTGAATCAGAGGGTCAGACGAAAAAGTAATTCCATCTTTATACGACCCCTTGACATCAGTTATAATCATTTATTACTTTGAATCTTTAGTTTTTGCAGCTGCAGCTGCGACTGCTACTTCTTGTGCAATTGTCTCGTACAATGCAACAAGTTGAACTGCTTGGTCTCGTAGTTGACCAACAGTGGTCAATTCTTCACCTTTAAACGCGCCGCGTGTAACGATAGTATCGATAACAGCAACACATGAACGTGATACTCGGTTTGCTAGGTCATTTAATTTGGCTTGTTCTGGACTCATATTATGCTCCTCGTGATGTTTTTTCTAATGCGATAAAATATTCGGTTTGTGATTGTGTAGATTTTAGGTTAGAGATAAGTTTGTTACTTACCGAAACTTCATAATCTTCACCTATTAATTTAAGATTGTTGACACCCAACACAAAGTTGAAGTCAGAACCTTCGGGGTAAGTGCCCTCTACAGTAATCGAGAATGAATTAGATGTAGAATTCGAACTATCCACGACAGCAATCTCAATTGCGCCATTAGAAGGACGGATACTAATCTCATCATGTCGAAGAGCAGAGGCCGCACGTTTGATCTTACTCAACGTTTCATTGGTAAGTAAGAACTGTACATCGCTAGAAGGCATTACAATATCCTTCTTAGGCGAAGATAACATCTCGGGGTCAGAGTAAAAGTACTTGACAGAAGATAGTCCACTTCCATCACGAACAGATACGTTGTTCTTACCGAAATCGATTGTAGGGTTATCTACGAGATTGATAACAGACAAAAACTCTGATAAGTCATAGATACCGAAGGTAGTCGGAAACGTCTCTTCGATAATTGCCTTAGCAACTAAATTCTTTTGGATTGACATGGTGGTCAATTTATTGCCTTGCGATACTACGATGTTAGGGTTAATACTTGCAAAGTTGCGCAAGATTTCAAGCGTTCTAGTAGATAATTCCATTGGGGTTGTCCTCGTTCAAGTTAGTAGTCATTATATAATAAATGATGGTTTGTGTCAAGTAATTTCTTTTAATTTGCTGAAATTTTTATCCTTATAGAATGTCAACTTTCTTTCGAAGTGGGCATCCTCAAGTTCAGCCTTGTGTGATATAACGAACACGTTAGTGTCCTCTTTAAGAGTTTCGATAATCTTCATTAGGTTATCTACGCCCTCGCCGTCAAGTGACGAATCAAACGTCTCATCCAGTATCAACAAGTTAGTCGATACCGAGTTCTTCATCTTAGCAATCTGACGCCAAGTGAACAACAGAGATAAATCGATGCGTTGTTTCTCACCCTCAGAGAATGAGTCGTAAGAGAACGCATCACGATAACGTGACCGAATAGTCTCGTTAAAACTTTCATCTAGTTCGAAGTGAACAAAGAAATCAAGAATTTGTAAATACTTATTAGTGAGTTCATTTATAACAGGAACATACTGTTTAATGATCTTAGTCTTAATGCCAGAATCGCGCAACAGTTCCCCCGCAATTCTATTGTAAGAAGACTTCTCACTCAACCGGTACTTAGTATCAGTTAACTCGTGAACCTCCATGTCAAGTGATTCCAGATCTCTATTGGCCTGTCCCATATCACCATCACTATCTGCCATATCATCCATATCCATACGGAGACGATCCACATTGCGATTGAGCCGCTGGATAGTTTGTTGATTGTTATGCAGTTGGTTCTGACTGTCAAGTCCCGACTGCATTTGTACTTCTAGTGTTTCAATCTCATTCCTATACTCATCAAGTTTCTCTTGCGCCTTGTCCATAGCAGACTTCAACGTCTTAGCTTTAGTTGTCGCGGCCGCCAGTTTGGACATACGCAAGTCTTCGGCGATATCTTGATCGCATGTCGGGCAGTGTTCATTTTCATCAAAGAACTTAGCGTCCTTCACAACAGATTTGACTTGGACGTTAAACTGAGCGTAGTACTTATCCAACTCCTGTCTGTTCGCACGTAGAGTATTAAGTTGTGAAGTTACGACAGGCAACAACACATTAACATTATGTGACAATTCGATGTTAGTGTCGTTGATAGTTCGTATCTCTTCCTGCAACTCAGTAATTTGAGATTCCTTCTCCTTACGATGTGCAGTATTGATGGCCGTCAGATCACGGATATATTTCTTCTGAGATGCAATCTTTGTTTTGACAACTTCTATCTGGTGAGAATTGGTCTCAATCTCAGTTTTGAGGTGAGATACCTTTTCCTTCAGAATAATATTCATCTTAGAGAAGATATTGATATCCAACAGATCTTCGATAACATCTCGACGACTGGTCGAGTTGAGTTGCATGAAAGGAACAAACGAAGATGATCCGAGTACCACAATCTGGTGAAAAGACTTATGGGACATTTGCAGAAGATTCTTTTCCAGAATTTCCTGATACTCTTTGGAGTGGGAATTCTGATTAATCATCACATCACCCTTCCAGATTTCAAACCGAGCTGGCTTGATACCACGGACGATACGATAATTCATACCATTCACAGTAAAATATACTTCAACAATACAGTCCTTATTATTGATGGTATTAACCAACTGCGCTTTAGTAATCTTTCGATGGGGTTTGCCGAACAATGCAAAAGACAGTGCGTCAAGCATAGTGGACTTACCCGCACCATTCTGACCAACAACCAGATTGGTGGGAGCTGCCAGAAAATCTATTTCATTGAAGTAGTTTCCAGTAGAAAGGAAATTACGCCACTTGAGTTTAGAAAATTTTATCATTGGGTCACTTTTATAATGTAGGAATCGTAAATAATATCGTATGGATCACTTAACGTCAGATCGAAGTGTTCGACCGTGTGTTGGGTTATATTATACATCATTTCATTCCACAAGGCAACACTAAATCTGTGTGATTGTTTCTTTAACCAAGAATCTGTCTGCATACGTTCCGCGACATGAGGCAAATCCATATTGTAGACATCTTCAATATAATAACTGCCCGACTCACTCAAGAACGGAAAACAGTTGACGAAGGTATCTTTTATAGCGGGGTGCCAATGTGCACCATCGTCGACAATAATATCGAACTTTATGTCCGCCCAGGCCGTTCGAATAGCCCCGGCAAGTGAAGATGCGGTCGTATCATGATTGATCCAGTTGACACGTTCATCACGTAACACCTCTATATCTTCGGCAGCAACTCTATCGAAGATGTCGATACAATATATGGTGGCATTCGGAAAGTATTTTAACCAAACTGAGACGGAAGCGCCTTTGAATACACCAATCTCTAATATATTCAAAGGTTCATCTTTGATAGCAATAAACTGCGGTTGATATATTCTATCATACCGATGTTTCAAACTACCCTTGTCACACCCATACTCATCAAACAATTCCAACAAAGTGGCCACTAAGCAATCTCCACAGATTGAGCTTCAACCATCAATTCGGATACTAACTGTTTGATGCGATCTTTATCTAAGTCAGTATCCACTTCTTGAATGTAATTGTATATTAAAGTCTCGGTGTCGTCAATTGTTAAATCGGAATCATTGACGTTCTCTCCGCGAAACTCACGAAAATCCTCGGCAATCTTCAGTTCATGAATCTTCTGGTTGTTGATGCGGTCAATGAATCTCTCGAACTTTACCATATCAGATCGATTGCTGACGATCACTTTCACGAACTTGTTTTCTAAATAAGACAGGTCTTCGAAGTGGTTTATCGTATCTTCATTATAATATATTTTATGGTAGATCGTCAAGGGATTCTGTACGGGAGTCAGTTCATTAGTAACCGTATCGAATATGTGGAAGTACTTCGGGTCATGCGCATCATTCCAAAAGAACTCCATCTGAGCGCCTAGATAATGAATATGACGATTGTGGGATTTTGTATGGAAGTGACCCGACATCACTAAATCGAAACGTTCTAACGGAGCAGGGTTCATACCTTCCTTACACATAAGACCCTTGTCCATCTCAAACCCAGCCAACTCAAAGTGACCGGCGCAGATACGAGACTTGGTACTCCCGAGGAACTCGATAATCCCTTTCTCATTCTCGGGGTTGATCCAAGGAACGAGAGCGATAGTCGACTTGCCATATTTCATGTCAGTCGGTTCTTCGACGATGTTCACTTCATTCATATAGTGACCCATCAACTCTTTTAACGAATTGAGATGATTGGTGTTTTTGAAATATGTATCATGATTGCCAGGAATGATATCCATAGTGATACCAAGTTCACGCAATCTGTCAAGGAATACCCGTCGATTATGATTCAGAGCTTTTAAATTGATAGTCTTTCGGTTATCATAGTAGTCGCCCAGATGCAGTATCTGAGTAATTTTATTCTCTATCAGGTACGGAAAGAATACATCAGTATAAAACCTTTCCTGATATTCCATGAAGATATCCGATGAATTGCGCAATCCACAATGAGTATCATTCAGTATAGCAATGCGCATTGATTATTCCTCGTTCTCAACGATTTCAATGCTTTCATTGGGATGGAAGAAGTACCCACAAGCTTTCAGGAATAACTCGAACTGCTCTAACATCTCCGTTCGAGACAAATCTTGTTCCATGATATCAAAGGTCACCTTATTCTTGACGTGACGGTAATGGAGGTCAGATTCATACGGATAGTTAATAAATTGATAAAAAGGTGTGTCGGACTTTCTCATTAGAAAACTCTCAGTTTTGTTTCATTAAATATACATTGTATAGTATATGATACAATTGGACAGTGTAATGTCCAATACATAGTACAGATGCACTACATACCGGACATTATAACAAATTTATGGACGGGTGTCAAGAACTTATTCGAGATAATCTGATAGGTCGGAATCGACATTCACAGCACGGCGTCTGCGTAGTTTTTTCTCTTCCTTAACATACTCTTTGAATTGCATGTCAGATGACTTGACATGATCCATGCGAATTCGCAAAGATTCCATTGTACTAGAGGGACTGGTATCATAGTCATCAGAACTATTAGTGTCGATGAAATGTTCTATACCAGCTTCAGAGATGAACTTCAACTTAATATCTTGTTGTTTCTTCTCCTTCTGGATGCGACGTAGGAATGCATACCACGATATCTGAGTGAAATAGGCGAACGCGTTAGGTTTCCCTGACCGTGTAGCCGCTTCGATATCATAGTTTTCAATTGCTTTAAGACAGTTCTCGACCGCATCCATTACCATCTCTTCTCGATACGTGTAACGAACAAAGTTTGCTTTATGAGAAAGTCCTTCGGAAATTCGTAAGAAACATTCGGCAATATAATTAGGGACTATCGGGATCGGGAGTCCTTTACTTTTAGCCTCTAGTACCGTGACACAGTACTCTACTACAGCTTCCGAGAATTCTCGATTATTAACGTAGTGCGGCTTTTCTTTTATCTTAGGTTTCATTGGTATTCCTATACATTAGTGCGTATTATACATCATTTAGGGTCGGGCGTCAAGGATTAGTTTTTGTCTAACCAATCAATCGCTTTTTGTTTTATAAAGTTTTCCTTTATAGCCATCAAAGGGTCTTGCATCGCAACTCGTTTACGGAGTCCACTAGTCGAGAACCTATGGTCTCTACGATTGAAATAAATCTCTATACCTCGGGCTGCGCAAGTTGCACGTCCGGTAAAGGTCTTATCCTTATATTCGCTGCCAATGATTCTCACATCAATGTCAACCATCTTGAGAATGTCTTCTAGGTCTGTCTCTGACTGATAAGGAATGATTTCGTCGACGTACTTGACGGCAGAAAGTTGTGTCCATCTTTCCACTAATGTCTGTACGGGGGAGTTCTTGTCGCTTCGATCAGTAGAGGGATCTACCTGTAGAGCGCATATGAGATAATCGCATTGAGTCTTTGCCTCACGCAACATAGAGATATGCCCAGCGTGTAACAAATCAAAGGTTGAAGCAGTAAAACCAACTTTCATAAAATAGTCCTTGACAAAAGGTCATTTGTAGTGTATAATCTAGCTTGTCGCCGCAGGGGTGAATATAAAAATTTTATTGGATGGTATGTCCTTTAGTGTCCGAGTCCATAAGGAATCTATCATCCACATCACGTAGCATATCATCAACAGCCGATTCCAGATCTGTTGAATATTTTTTATCTTCCCAATCGGATATCTGTTTCTGCATTAACTGAATAGCCGAAGCATATTGAGCAATCATATCTGGACTAGGAATGGCAACAGATACTATCTTATCACTCATCAATAACATCACATTCATGGGATTGTCTTGATACACCATAAAATTTCTGAAGGTGAAATACACAGAACCATCAGGTCTAACATGTTCAGCTAAGGTTAGTGCGTTATGCAGAGTGATAGTCGACTCTTCTTCGTCGAGTATCTGGCACAACATCTCTTCACCGGTAACTAGTTTCAACTGTCTAAGAGAATGTGTTTCTTGTGGTATCTTCACTATCAATTCCTTTCAATGGTTTTAAATCTATGGGATATATCTTGTAACTAAACCCTTCCTTAGTATATATCTTTATTCTTTCAGCGCTATGTTTCAGTGTAAAATTCTTATGACTTCCCACATGAAGATCGTCAGCAATATCATAAAGTCTAGTAGTCCTACCATCGTCAGACTGACGCAAACCCCTACCAATTGATTGTAAGACTTTAACTTGAGATTTGCTGGGCGTTGCAAATATAATGTTATGCAAGTTACGGATGTTGATACCAGTGCTAAAAGTCCCAAGAGAAGCAACAATAATAGAGTCATTCTGAGTTTCTACAATTCCTCGTATTTGTTCACGATCACTGGCATCCACCTCTCCAGAGACATAGAATATCTTACGACCTTCTGTGGACAACTCGCGAATCATTTCATATAACACTTTGCCGTGTTTCTCAACAAACTGAAACATAACCAAAGTATTCCCTTTTTGATCTACTGCTAACTTACTTATAAATTTATTGCGTGGTTCATACTGAACGATAAAGTCTAGTTCTTCTTGATAATTCTTATCCTTTGTAAGATTGCACACGTCATTATGATAACGCATCAATAGGATAGAGATGTCTAATTCGGCAAGTTGTTTACTTTTCTGCAATTTCACGGTGCTAGTCACCGTAAAAACGGGGCCGAATAAACCTTCTAGTACTAGTTTGTTCGTTTCCGTACCATCCAAAGTTCCGGTCAGACCGAAACGGTACCTTGCATTAACGCACTTGTCCATCATAGTGCTTAACGACTTTGCTTTAAAAAGATGTACTTCATCACCGAAGACGGTATCGAACTGTTCGAACCATTCGCCGTCAAACTTATAGATTGACTGCCACGTAGAAATAATGATTCGTTTGTGAGTGACTTTCTCTTTACCCGAGTAGATACGGTGGCAGTACTGTTCCACATCATATCCATAATCATCGAAGTCTTTGTACATCTGTTCCACAAGAGAGGTAGTAGGTACAATTATTAGTATGTTACCTTCTGTAGCCTCTAACGCATAACGCATTAGGTTATAGATGATGAACGATTTACCGCTTCCTGTAGGCGACAGGAGAAGACAACGGTAGTTCTCAATACCGTGTGCAATTGCTTTGTATTGATAATCCCTTGGTTCGTATGGACTATCGAGTGACGATAGGAACTTGACTAGAGTTGGGTGGTCGATGTCATCCTTTGCGCTAGGGATACCATAGACTTCGTGTTCAAGTATCTCTAACTGATAGAAACGGTCTGCGCAAAAACGACGTAGGTGAGTGTATAACCCCACGTGCATTTGTTTGGTTACCATGTTGTATAGACGAACTTTACCGTCCCAAACCTTACGTTTGAACGCTGGCATGAACTTGGCGCCAGGAACCATAAATGCGAAATACTCACGAAGTTCTGATTCCTGAGCAGGATGAGACTCAACCGCGAAGAAGCTGTGGTTGACCATCCGTATTCGTATCTTGTTGTCTACGTTCATAAATCATCTGCGCCAGTTCAATAATATCGACATCGGGATAATGTCCCATAGTCTTTAAGTAATTTGCTTTACTAATATCTTCATCTTCAAACATCTATTTATCTCCCAAATAACTATCAATTACCTGCCTCGAAGGCTCTCCATCGGATCATGTTACCGATTGTTTGGTGGCGCCATTTCAGACTATCCACGATCTCTTTCAGTGTCTCCACCAAAGTTTTATAATATGCGATCTTCTCTTCAGACTGTTGAATTTCTGGGTCTGCGTCGTAGTATAAGTCCATATCACCCTTGAGTACCTTGAGTCCATTAAATGGATCTAAGTCCCAACCAGTGGCTCGCAATTCCTCTTCGTCCATCTTGCCGTTGTAGTATAACCATTTTTGTTTGAGTATAATCTTTTGTTTGTTTTCACAACGTATGAGTTGTAGCTTCGCTAGAGAATAGTACTGTAAATACTTTGCATGTAACGTTGGCGTGCCTCTAGACACTTCGTCTAGTTGGTGTTGGGGTATGGTGCAGTCTTCCGACCATTCTTTGAGAACAGTATCTAATGTGATCATAATATAGTGCCTTATTAATGGAAATTATTCTATTATATCACGGGTCGGTGATATAGTCAATACAATCTTTCCAGTACTCCAAATCATGTCCTAGGACATAGGACAGTGTCATTCTATAACAATTTGTTCTAGCCGCATGGTACACTACGTCGCCAGAACCATACGCGCCAAAGTGTCCAGCCTTCATGTTCCAACCTTTTTGGTCTTGTATAGTGACCAGTTCTTTAGTCTTGGGGTCAATGAACCGGAACCATCCATCTCCGGTTTCCGACCAAGTCAGTATAAGGTTGTGTTGTGAAGCGTTAGCATTATTGTGCCAACCAATAAACCCGCCGGGCGGATACAGGGTAGACAATGCACTACTACCTAAACCGAGTTCAGTTTTAAGGTCTCGGTCTAGTTCCGAATATCTCCGAGCATAGGTATTTATGTCTGGGCCATCATAGAATTCTGGTTTGATTGGATGACAGACCGAGTTCTCAGCAGCACCGCCGTGTTTCGTACCCATGTCAACGATTCGGCGCATCTCATTTTCACCAGTGTAATGATCTGCCATGCCTAGTTGTTCTCGTACGAGCATCCTGTTGGATTCCTCGGGACGGTACATCTCTCTGTATGTATAACGAAATCTTTCTAGAATCTCAAGCACTCTGGGATTCTTTATTTCAAATTTTTCTAGACTCATAGAATATCGAATTCACTAAACCTAAATGTCGCATCAAAAGTAATAAAGGAGGTATCCCCCGATGTTGAGGTGAACTCTATCCCGCCAATCTGTGTAGGTATGCAATTTCTATATCGAATACTCTTATTGGGATTGTTATGACTGGACAGTATAATCAATGTTATATCATTATATAGTTTGGAACTGTCAGTTTCAGATATTGTTCTTTCCATCCAAGATTGCATTTCTTTGTATGCGGTCATGTCTTCATCAACAATCAGATTAATTGTTAATTCTGAGTATGATATTTTAGAACCTATAAGCGGAAACGACATAAGTTTAGGCAGGGGTAAGTCTAATGCATCAACATTTGCGCCGGGATGTGCCACGCTTTGTGCAAAGAACTCTAAGTTAGCGTAGTTATCTTTGTTGATAACGACTCGGAACCCACTAGGCTGCAAGAAGTTTTTATTTGGTGTCAGACTCATGATCTATCCTCTATTAAGACCCTTCTATTTATATGTGCCATAAATGAAGGCCAAAAAAAAGGGACTCCGAAGAGTCCCCAAAATGATCGTTAAAACGATTCTTTTTATATCTTATGCGAGGATGTTGTCGACGCGGAAGATACGGTAGTACTGGTTAGTACCGGCAGCAGCAAGACCATTGGAAGCAGGTGAAGCACCTACGAATGGGTTAGACGCCATACCATAACGAGTCTTGAACCCGATACGTGGTTGGAAGTCATTCTCACCAACAGCTTTAACCATCTGTAATGGAACGTATGGGCAGTAGAATACACCTGCGTCATATGCGTTAGTGCCCTTGTAACCTACAGTGATGTAGTCAACAGCAGCATATGGATCGATGTAAACTTTCATACGACCATTGATAGTACCAGCAAAAGTGTTACCAGTGTCATCAACCTGAAGGTTTGTAGACATTGCTGGAGTGTAATCAAGCATACCAGAAGCAGCAAGAGCAGTAGCAACGTCAGAAGAACAGATAACTACGTTACCCTTACCACGACGTGTTTCTTTAGCAATTACGTTAGCTTCACGATCCAACTGAACAACTAGACCCTTGAACTTCTCAGCAGACCAACGTCCGTCAGCGTCAGAAGAAAGGTCGAAGATGCCAGGAAGAGCAACGTTAGACTGTTGTGCACCAAGTTTGGCTTGTGAGTTGATTGTACGAATTACTTCACGGTTGATTTCCGCTAGGATTTCAGTTGAAAGAATGTTCGCTAGTTCTGTTTCTGCGTCAAGACCGTGAATTGCTTTCAAGTCTTGTGCTAGTTCTAGAGAGTATTCTGCTTTCAATGCACGTGATTGCGCAGTTACTGTAGCCTTCTCAATAGTGAAACCCATCTCTGCGAATGCACCACCAGTGTTGCCAAGTGCTTCAGCCAGGTTAGTGTCGATTGCCTTACCAGCAAGGTCAGTGTCGCGAGTTGATGCAAGAACACCATCCCAACCAGAAAGACCAGAACCGTCAGCGTCCTTAACAGAACCGTCGCCAGAGAAACCAGTTTTAGCTTCGTCGAAGAATGCTTCTGGTTTAGCAGTAGAACCGCCTTCGTAACGTGATTTCATCGCGAAGATGAGACCAGTTGGGCCTGACATTGGCTGAACGCCACATACGTCATATGCCATTAGGTTAGGCATTGCACGACGTACTAGAGAGATCAAAACTGGATCCCAAGTACCGATAGAACCAGTGCTGTTACCGGCAGTTTCAGTTAGTGAACCGAAACCAGCGTGTTGAGCACGTTCTTCCATCATTGCTTTTTCTTGGTTTTCCAAGATTGCAGCAGTTACTGCACGGCGTTGATGATCAACGATTTTGCCCGCAGATTCTTCGTTAAGAACTGGAGCCCATTTTTCAATTAAACGATCGAAAGATTGCATTGTTTTATTCCTTATTTTTTAGAAGTTTTACGTAGAGCATTGATGTAGCCTTCCATCATAGATGAAACTTCTACTTCTTCGTCAGCATCCGTTGATGCTGATTCTTCGATTTGCTCTGGGATTTCTTTAGAAAAGTATGATTCCTTGATAGTAGCGATTTTCTTAGCGAAAGATTCTTCGCAATCAAAATCTACTTTTTCAACGAGTTCTTTTAACTTTTCCGCTTGGGTGTCTGCAAGACCACGTGAAGCTTCAGCAATAATAGTATTACGCTTGTAAGTTTCAAGTTCTTCTGCAAGTTGAATTGCGTCGCCAGTAGTAGAGTTTAGTTTTTCTTCTAACTCTTCAACTTGTGATGCTAATTCGTCAACTAGGTCAACCTTGGAGTCTGGAACGTCAACATAAGATTCTACGAATAGATCTCTCATTGATGACATAAAGTTTTCTGCGATCTCGGTACGTAGACCGTTTTGAATCGCTAACTTGTTATCTTCCATCCAAGTTTCAACTACATAGTTTAGGTAAGAGTCCACTTTTCCTACGAGGTCAGTCTTGATAGACTCAACTTCTTCAGATAGTTCTTCTTGATATTGTTCTTCGAGACGTGCAACTTCTTCGGACAACTTGCTTTTAACAGCAGCTTCGAAAATGATTGCAGTTTTCTCTTTGAACTCTTCGGATAGAGTTGCTTCGCCTTCGACGATAGCCGCAAGAGCAGACTTAGTGTTAGTCTCTTCTGCTACTAGGTCTTCTAGGTCAACACCTTCACATACCTTGGCGTAAGCTGCTTGCAAGTCAGTCTTCTTCATTTTTGAAGCAGCCTGATACATTGCATTCAACATTCCCGCTTTGGTTTTTGGTGAAGAAGCTTTGGTGGTCGCATCTGCCGCCTTATCTACAGAAGCGATTGAGTCGTCTTCTGAAGGTAGTTTGGTTTTTGAGGCCGCAGAACCTTTAGGCTCTGTTACTTCACCGAGAGTTTCCTCCACGATTTCGTTAGTATCAACATCAGTATCGCGGATTTCAACTTCGACTTCTTGTTTAAGATTAGTCATAGATGACTCCTTATAGTTTAGATTTGATTAACGAGAGGAAATTCTTAAACTCACGAATCTGCACTTCTGGACGAATTGCAGCGGGTGCTTTTTTGATTTCAGTCTCTATCTCTTCAATTGCTTGAGGTGTAAGAACACCATTATTCCAGATCCAATCTACGCCTTCCATTATACCATTAACGAAAGCATCAGGCGCACTTGGGTCTTGTACTATATCGATAGTACTAAGAATAAAGTCGTCTTTGACGTAGTTCACGCCATTTCTTGTCTCAAGACTTCCCATACCACGAGTTGACACGCCTAGTTGAACACCACCTGCGAGAAGACCTTTTACAATCTTTCCCATCGGAGTATCCAATATTTGTGCCCTTCCAATCACATTATTACCTTCTAATTTAAGATCAGTAATAAGGTGTGAAACTTTGTCCAAGTTAACAGTTGGGCCTTCAGGATGATTTAACTCACCTACAGCGCGCTTCTTACTAACTTGTTCCGTAACGTACTTGTTTACCGCTCGTTCCATAATGGCTTTCGGGTAGACACGTCCGTTTCTATTCTTTTGATCAGCCTGTGCGAATACACCTTCAATAACATAGTTCTTCTCGCCATTTTCTTTGGCTTCAACAATGCATTCCAGATCCGTTTCTGTAAATTCGCTTATCAGCTTCATTTCATTTTTCCTAAGGCCTTTAAGACCTGTTTAGCAGTTGACTCTGCTTCCTTTTGCGTTTTGAAAACATCCACTCGGTCACCATCAATTACAAGCTCGAATCCTTTCGAATTTTTGGTGATAGTTACCGGATAACCACCCATCTTCATAGCGAAGACTTTATTTTCTCTTAATTGATTAAATGTTTTCATTGTGACCTCTTTCGTATTATTTATACAAAAAAATGTTTTAAGAGTATAAACTCTTCGTACTACCCCATTTTTGTTCGGCATATATCTTGCCATTACCTACATATGGCGTAGATCTTACAGAATAATGACGGGGGATAGTGTAGTAAGAAGGCCAGATAGTCAACTTATGTTTCTCTTTATCAGGTACAAACTGAGAAAGGAATTCATTTCCCGTGGATTGCCACGGTTTCAAACTGAGTTGATCCGGAGTTAATTCATGTAATGTATCTATCAATAATTTAACGAAGGTATTTCCCGCATTACAAGCTTGCACCGGAGATATCCAATTCGGTGCAAGATGTTCGTCCCTATCATTTTCGTATATTGAGTATGCATAATCTGGAGGACTTGTGAATACCTCGTCCATATTGTGATAGCATATCGCATCCGCTGGAGGTAGAAATCCGCCGTCTTCATACAACAGTTCGTATCGTATAAGATCGGCAACTCCTGCCCAAACCTTCTCAACATAATACTTGTCGATAAGATGTTGATTGTGCCACGTGCGTGACTTTAACATCTCATCTGTAAATATACTATAATCCCAATCCGGATGTTTTTCTTTCCAACTAGGCATCCACTGAGTAGGTGGTTCATATGGGCCAATCCATATATGAACCATCTTCTTAGTCAAGTTCATTAGTCGAAGTCTTCTTCTTCATCGTCGGCCCAGGCGGCCCCGGCGGTTTCTTCAGAATCCGACACATCATCTTCATCGTCTTCATACGGTGTTTCACCATTAAAGATTTGACCCGCGACGGCTATTTTTTCTGCGTCCAAAGTGGATTGCACTTTATCCGACAACATATCATTAAATAGTTGTTCTGCCGCTGTGAAGTTTCCGGTTTGTAGAGCATTGACGAAGTCTAAACCCATATCTGTTGTATTATCTAATTCACTCATGTTATACTCCTAAATCATCATCGCCACCAGATTTGGCGTTTTCCGCTTCAACCTGTTTACGCATAGTTTCGATGTCGTCATCATTAAACATCATTACATTTTTCATAACCCACTCGCGTGAGAAATATTCGCCCACATACTGTGAGATCTGATCCATAGTTTGTAAACGTTCCCGCAATAACTCTGCGTCCTTCAACTCAGAGAAATGATTGTCGCGAGTATAGTCCACATGGATCTGATTCTTCCAATCTTCCCAATCTTGTTCGGTACATACACCTTTCAGGAGTAACTGTTTTTTCAGAATACCCAAGAACAATTGTGAAAACTTTTGACGTAGCCTGTCAATGAACTTCTGGAATTTTACTTCGTCGCGACCAATCTCTGTGGTGCGACCTAGACTAAACTGCGATTCCTGTTCTAGTCTATTTAGAGGTACGTTAAGTGACCGGTACAGTTTCTTCTGGAAGTAGATGATGTCATCTATCTGACCAAGGTTCTCTCCGCCGGGCAATGTACTGATCTCTGTACCACGACCACCTTCGCGTCGAGGCAACCAGAAGTCTTCTAACATAGACATGTGTTTGTTACTGTCTTTAACCTCACCACTATTAGCATCATACACGATCTTATTGCGATACCGAGCCATGATGTCTTTAATGTGTTGTTCAGCTTTACCCTTCGGTAAGTTGCCCACGTCAATATAGAAGATACGACGTTCAGGCGCACGTGACATACGATAGATAACTAGAGAGTCTTCCATCATACGCAACTGATTGACTGGTTTTATTGCTTTGTGTAGATATGATAATACGCGTCTCTTCGAGGGGTCTAATAGTCCCGAAGTAACATATGAAATAGAATCTGGGGTAAGTTTAACGCCATTGTTAGCACCGGCAGTTTCTTGAAAGATGTAGAAGTCTTTGGTCTTATCAACTATCTTTGCGCCTGTCTTTGCATCTTTCTTATACTCGATCTCTTTTACTTTGCGAATCTTTGTCGCATCGATAGGTCGAATTTCTATAATACCCGCTTTTAAATTGGACTCGTTTACCACTAGATGATGGTACAAACGACCATCTATGTACCATGCCTTGAATATGTCATGACCATATTCTTCGAAGTTCAACATCGAGGTGATGTTGTCAAATTCTTCGGTGATGGTTTTCTTGATCTTTTCCGGAGCCTCTACTTTATCTAAGTTGATAGATATCGCAGCTTCGAGTTCACCGGCAACAATACCCTCATTAATAATATCTTCAATAGCAGCGTCACACTCGGGGTGTTCGGCAATACCGCGATACTTCTTAATAAGTTCTTGGTTGTCTTTTGCAGCAGTTCCTTCCATGTCAACATATTGACCAAAGTAAGAACCTGAAGCACTGACATAACCAGCTCCGTCTTCGTCTACTTTTGGTACAATAGATGGGGTCTTTTCAACTTCCGTTGTTTTGAGTCGTTTTAACTCAAAACCAAATGCTTGAAAAACATTGTTATTATCTGCCATATATCCTCACATTAAGATAGACGGGGAGTAAGTCTCCCCGTCATACCTTATTTATATCATGATTAACTTGTTGTATTGGATTCCCAATACTGTACTTGGAACTCTACTGTAAACTCTTCGATAGTTTCAGTGTCGTAACTAACAGCAATTTCTGACATGTTAGTTGGGAAACAACCACGGAAGTTATAGGTCTTTAGTACAGAACCGTCTTTATCCAACTGTTCTACGATTAGATCAGATTGATATGTTACTGGATTGGTAAGTCCGGTGTTTGCGCTATGTGCGCTAATACCATTCATCCATTTTTCCATTGCGTCTCGAACTTCGAAACCTGTGTCATTCAAAACAGTGACTGTCCAAGGTTCGAACGTACGGTCTCCAGCAAGTTTCAAAATACGACCACGGAATGGTACTTCAATCGGTGCAATGACTGATGCGGGAAGCGCAGCTGTCTTACACATGAATGATGTTAGTTCTACGTTACCACCCGCATAGAATGGAAAGTTAAGAGTAGCGCGGAATAGATTACTACGCGCACCGCCACCCTTTAGTTTGGCTTTAAAATCATCGACTCTTAGTGACATTATATATCTCCTTATACTGTGCCGACGACTTCTTCAAACTCAACACCAGTTCTGACAGCTACGAAGTTTAAAGTTACGTAGTTGATTGAACGTGCGGGTTTGATGAAAATCGAAGCGACAAATTCGTTACGGTCGACAACAGCAGATGTGTTGTTGGTTTCGTCACAAACTACTTTAAAGTCTGTAATTCCACGACGACCTTGGACTTCGCGGAGCAGAGGTTCGACGATGTTAACAAATTCAGCACGAGTAAACTCATCGTTGAATTCGAACATAACGTTCTTACCAGCTACCGTGATAGCGCGTTCTAATGCAAGGAATAGACGACGTACGTTAATACGGTCGAATGCGCTTGGACGTTTCAAGAAGGTTTTATCACCAAAAAGAATTACGCCTTGGCCAGGGATATTTGCAATAGGGTTGACACCTACTTTGTATAGTGTATCGCGATCCGATTTGCTAGGGTTAAGGACAATATCAGTAATACCCAAGTAAATGCCACGACGCGAACCAGCTGGAGAGAACCACGGAGCTGAAGAAATATCAGACGCAGCCATAACACCGGCAGTAGATGAACATGCTGGAATCTTGATATACTTGTTATTGTACTTGTCAAAAATCTTGACAAAGTTATTGTCCATAACTAGGTATGAAGAAGAAGGTAGCGCATTTGCAAGTTCGACGATTTTGCCTACCGGAGTAATGTCGGTCATTGCTGCAGCGTGTGGAGATGCGACTACTACGCAATCTTTGCGTTGTTCGGCAATACCAACTAAGTGACTGATAACAGTATCAGCAAGTTCTAATGTTTCTGACTTAGGCGCGATTAGGAAATCGACTACGACAGTTTCGGCATTCAGGAACAAGTCAAATGCATTTGTGACACTAGATGTAGATAACGCAGAAGAATCTTTACCACCGCTCATCGGTAATGTTGCAGTCGTGAAAGATTGTACATAATCGTATACAGATCCGTCTACTGGAGGTACTCTGCCTGCATTTAAAGACCAAGTAGCGTCAGCCATGAAACCGGCGAACCAAACATATGGTGATTGGTTGTCTAGTACATCACCGATGTAGTTCTTAGCACCTTCGTCGGTCAATGCGCCTTTAGCGACTGATACGAATGAGAATGTTTCTAGAACGCCATTTGGAGTACCTGCGATTTCACCAGTACGGTCTACTACGACAATATGAAGTTCGTCGTTAGTTGCATTGCGGTCTGAGGCCCAACCAGATGTGCCTGGAGCTCCGTCGAAGTATTGACTGTATCCCCAATTGTCAAAATCGTTTGTGCTGCAAACTGAAACTGTTAGTGCACTACCAAGAGCGCCAGCGTATTTTGCAATGAATGAACCGCGACTAGTTGGAGTCTCACCTTCTTCGGTGAAAGTTCCTTTAACACTTGTTTCCCAATGATCGGAATTCTTAACTAGTGGTTGCTTAGAAGTATCGACTACGTCAGATGGTGAGCCGTCAGGCAGCGAAACCATTTCCGGATCAGTAGATGCGTTTTTAGCACCAACGTGAGCCCGAACTGCATAGAGTGAACTTGAATATTTTAAAAAATATGCTGCGGACATGAAGTCCACGGCAGTCTCTTCTGAAGGTGAACCAAAAGTGGATACGAGACTTGTCTCATTTGAAACAAGAGTTCGTTGTTCTATTGGGCCCCAACGGAAGTTTCCTACTACTGCGCCTGTAGAAGTTTGAACGTTTGGTACAACACCAGACAGATCAATCTCACGTACAGTTACAGCAGGAGAAGCAGATGGGTTTGTGAGTGCCATAACTCTTTCCTTTTAATCGGTTGCGAATGATAAGTTAAACATAATACGTATAATTTCTTCAATGTAACTATTTATAAGAATATTAATTTCACCAATCTTCATTGACTAGTCGTTCTACTGAGATGTCGTGCCAACCAGCATTCAAAGGGTCTGACATATCAACGGCTTCATTATACGCTATACCGTCGTCTATAATGCCAAACGGAGGAACATCATCTTCTATCTCTCGCATTCTTTGTTCGAATAACATTTCTTTAATGTTGACATCGCTGACATCACCGAATGATTGAGTCCCTATAAAGTACCCAAACAACACCAAGTTCATCATTAAGTCATCGTGGTTACCGTCCGAGGCCTCGTAAGATATACCTCTTCCCACGAATGTCGAAATTTCCATGATAGTATTTTCATCGACAATATTGATCTTGTGGGCCTCGATCAAATCTTTGATTGCAGAACATCCCATTCGTTTGACTTTCTTATCCATACGAATACCGATCGAATCTGCTTTGATTGCCGACTCTAGGTGGATGTTCTCATACTCTAAGTCTTGATATAGTCCAACACACACAAGCATGCCTTGGTCATTGTTCTCAATAACAACATACGCTTCATTGTATAATGTGCCGTACTTGTATAAGATGTTGGGGTATAGTATGGGGGATATTCTATTATTACGATATACACAAACCTGTTGAAATGGTTGTACGGATACGTCGATAATATTAAATGTGGAATAATCTTGGCCACGGCCTTGACAAACGTCAACAATCATGATATACTGATGATCAGTCTTAGGGTCTTCGTAGACCAATAGGTCTCCGCCCTCAAGTCTTCTCGCCGGTTCTCTAGCCCGTAAGTCTAGAAGAACTCTGCCCTCGATAAGGGTATTGCCCGTACCAAAGAAAGTATTACCAAATTCTTGGTCAAACTGTAACTGAGAAGTATTCGCGATAGTTTGCGCTTTCCACTTCTCATCTCTGCCGGGCACATCCCACCAGTCCACGCGGAATGGTTTATAAGCATTGATACCCTGTACAGCACCTTCCCATATCTTCTGGAAGGTGTTACCAATACCGTTTGCGGTAGAGGTGATAATTACTTTGGTGTCCTTACCGGACGAAATTACAGGATAGGTTGATGTATAGAACTCTGATGCATTCTCTACGAACGCGAACTCATCTAGGAATAGAAGGTTGACCGACATACCACGAATAGAAGAACCGGAGGTTGCTGCAGCGATGATACGAGAGTTATTAGAGAACTCTATCGATCCTTTGTTGAGTGCCTTACAGCCCGGCTGTAGAAAGAACGGGAGGTTCTCCAACATGAGTGTGACACGAGACAACATCTCACGGGCAGTCGCACCTTTGTTCGCAAGGATTGCAATTGTTTTCTCTGGGTGGAACACGGCATACCACAAAAGGTAACCTACCGAGGAGATGGACTTACCGGACTGCCTACACGCAAGGACAATAGAGAATCGATTATCATTGAAATGATTGAACATCTCTTCTTGATAATCATATAGTTTGAATGGAACCAATCCCTTATCCAGATGCACAACCTTGACATACTTCCTACAGAAATATGCTGGATCATTCATACACTTGCGATATTCGCGAAGTTTTGTTTTGTCCCACTCTTCGTCCACGCCGTCACGTTTGACTTGAGGGTTTCCCAAATAGGAATTCTTAGTATATGATGACATTAGTCTTCGTCTTGATCGATTACTTTCTCATCAGATGCACCTAACAACATGCGCTGAAGATCTGTAGTAGAACCTACAAATAGATTATTGTTAGTAACGACAGGGGAATTCGCCGGAGTTTCGTCACGAGTAAGCTCTTTCTGCTTCTTGTTAAGATCCATCAACTTATCATTGACATCTGCGATGCCTTTAATCATATTAGACAGAACTTCAAACGCACGGGGGTGTTCGCTTTCGCGAGCAACCTCGATCATAAGTTCTAGGGATTCTCGACCTTTTTCTATAAGGTCATAGTAGGTTTCACGAGAGTATTCATAATCTTGTTCGTGAACAAAATTGCGTTTCTCTTCTTTATTTAATACCGTTGGAGCCTTAATCGAATCTCTCATTGTTATACTCTATACCAAAACCATAATCACTATCAGGACTCACATTAAGAGGAGTCGGCGTAATATTTATATTAGTAATAAACTCGTTGGGATCAAGCGTATGTAGATTGAGATTTACCTCACGAATCAATTTACCTTCACGAACGGGGCCATAGAAGTTGATCTTCATATCGAAGTTCAAGTTGTATATAATAGTTCTTCTTTGATCGATAGTTCCCTCATAGTCATCTTGGAAATCTACTCCCGCTAACGTAATGGGTACATCTTCTGTAATTTCTGGATGATCTATAAAAGGTTTAACCGATAAGGTGTATTGTGGAGCAAAGTATGGTATGATCTGTTCGACGATCTGTAAAGCGTCATCTTGAGACTTTGCGTACACACTGAGTTGAAACCCCATTATATATGGGACGCCCGTGTATATCTTTCTCTTCTGAGTGCCCGTATCCGTCTCGACCATGTGTTCGAAACTGTTTATCTTCGGTAATTGTCGTTGTGAGTCATATGTGATACTGACAATTTCAAACGACATACGGGGAAGTTTGACGGCTACTCGGCGTTCGGATTCTTCGCCTTGAGTCATCTCTTCTAGACGTTCAATGAAACTTCTCTTTGGAGCATATGAAAGCGGAACCTTAACTTGAGATAATACCGAACCATCTGCCTTTGTTCTCAAAACATGTATATCATTAAACAGCGATCCGAATATCGACACACTTGTTCTAACTCGTTTGTTGTAAAAATAATTACCAAACATTATGATATATCCCCGAATGGGTTAGACTCAGAAAAATCTACGAAGTCATTTTCGAAATCGTCAAAGATTTTATTCTGGCTCAGAGGTTGAATTTCATTATAATCTTTATTTATCGATTGTGGATAGAATACTGCCTCATCTCCGATAATGGCACGGTCGGTAGTGAAGTCATGATACTTTCCATCCGTTGCTCCCATGTGAGCAATCTTCAAGACAAGAGTTTCACTATTCCATGATGTGACCTCGCCTTCCATATCATATCCATCAAACTCTTGACGAACTGTACTACCGGTCGCATAGAATCCTAATGTGCCAGGATCTTCCACTTCTAATGAGGGGGGTAGAGTGTAAAGGTGGCCAGAATTAACTATCGTAACGCCAGTCACTACACCATCGGTAATAACAGCTTCTAGTACTGCGCTCTCACCATCAAAATGATTGAGGTGCGCTGTATAACCATCTTCGACAAATGCATGATCGGGTATATGTAAAGTCCCGTCCGATTCTATACGAGGATCTAGTATCTGTGAGTATATACCGGCCTGTGCGAGGAACTCATCTATCTTACCATCCACGGGTTTCCAGTCGACTCCATTTACTAATCCAGCAGCTAATGCGCCTATACGGAAAGTTGATGATGAAATAAAGTTCTGTGTTTCTGGGAAAGTCAATGTGTCGGATAGTACTCCGTCGACATAAATTCTCATTACTTGGTCTTCAACGAATACGCCAATATGATTCCAATCACCTATCTGCAAATTCGCATTGGTCGTGTAGACGAATCCGTCGGAATATGTTCCGAAAACAATTGCGCCTAGACTATCATAACCGATAATATACCTCTTGGATAGTTCCGATACTTCATCTCCACCGCCCACGAACATGGCAGTATATTCACCGAGCGAAGGAGCATCTACTGGGTGAATGAAAAATTCTATACTACCGTGATCGGATGTTTGGGAATATACGCCTTCATAACCATGACCTACAGTTGAATTGAGGGAGTTGTCACCGAAGTATCCATCACCGAGTGAAGGCCGGTTGACGGTTATTGTAGGAATTCTAGTATAACCAGAACCACCGTCGATAATATCCACTTGGACTACTTCACCTTGAACATTAATACTCGCTGTCAATTCAGCGTCAATGGTCTCTGGGGAAATCATTTGAATTTCATATTGGTATGCGTGTTCAGCCTCAACCACATCAATTTCATCAATGCCAGTATCAAAGTCTTCGTCGTTATATTCAAACAACTCGCATTGCATACGGAATAGAGGTAACTGGTTCAATTGATAGAAAGGAGACTCGGTCTCAACTTTCATAATCTGGAACAATGACTGTGATAAAGGAAGGTAAATTACATCACCCTCTCTTGGTCTGAACTGTTGTTGTTCTAGACGGTCGCCCACTAGTTCGCGCCACCTGCGACGCGCAATAACAAATGTGGCTTGGTCTCGGAGTTCGATACCGAACTTAGTGAATAAGTCTCCCTCACCGTCGAACCCGTCGGTGTTCTCAATATAAACTTCTACTTTATAAGCATCCGAAAAATGAGATGGGACATCATCTAAAAAGACATTATCTCTATTGACAAGTTCTCTCGGGAGATAGTAAATATCCTCACCATAGAACTTGATAGATTCGACAATCAAATCTTCGTATAGATTCTGTTCCGGTCTATGACCGCGACTTATATATGGATTAGTTGCCATTTCTTACCCCACAAAGAAGATTGGGCCTTCATCTTCCTCTTCACGGAACTTATCCATGATTTTATCGATATCCTGTAAGGCATCTTCATAGATTTGACGAGCATTCACCGTTATGCCGCCGGGCAATACCATGCCATCAAACTTAATTAAATTGATGCCCCATTGGCGTTTAATCAATGCAGTCGCATAAGACTTGATGAACCGATGGTTCCATAATGAATTGTAGTCTGATATGGAGTCATCCGGAGAACGAATGCCGTATACTTCAAAGACGACGAAGTCTCCGACTGTCAACTTGTCCTTACTAATATGGATATTAATTCTATTATATTGTCGATCAAATGTTACGGTAGGAGCAACTCCTAACATAGAATCTAGAAGAGAAAGGTGTTGTTGCATTTGTTCATAATGCGCAAGGTCTCCCAAGACGCCATTGCCACTAGTAAAGTCACTTATGGTAAACTTCATGAACTGCCAAGCATCACTGGCCCAACCCGATTGAGAAGAAGATAGGGTCATGGGAATCATACGCACCACGCTCAACAGATTAGTGTTATCTTCAAAATCGATAAACTGATTATCAACATCTGTCTGGGTTAGTTGGTGTTTAAGGTAATATCTCTTAGAACCGTCCGGATGAAATTCACGGAACCACTGTACGGCCTCATCAATGCGGTCGTCCAATTGTTCTTCGTCGATGTTGATATCTACTACCGGATGCCCTAGAGCACGCAAACAGTAATCGATCAGTTCTTCTCTACTAGTTGAATACATTAAATTTGTCCCGAGATTATTCTACTTCTATTTATACGTTTTATATCGCACATAAAAAAAAGGGACTCCGAAGAGTCCCCTTTCCCATACTACTTATTAGTAATATTAGTTTACAATTGTACCATTGATATCATAGATGTCGATGCGGTAGTAGGTAGGTGATTGTCCACCTAATGCATTTGCATCAGACGATGATGCGGTATGCAATGATGATGCTACCTCAGCTTCGTCAATCTTGATTTCACCAGTTGTCGAATTGTAAGTGATACATAGACCACCAGTCAATACCGACTTAGTGAGTTCTGCCGTCCAGTACTTGTTAGTAGTACCTTGTGGTAGATTGTCTGTGTTCCACGATTCGATTGAAGTGACTTTCCCTTCAACTACACCAATACGACTTCCGTGATTTGCGATACTAGACTGAGCGGAATTCATATCAGCTTCAAGTGAAGCGATACTAGCACCATTCGACGCAACACTTCCTACTAGATCAGCGTCTGCATTCTGGAATGCAGCAACGATCTCTGCAAGGGAATCCAATGCAGCTGAGTCGGTGTTAGTCTTGATGAAGTCAATCTGTCCCTGAAGTGACACATCAGCGGCTGCACGAGCAGACGATTCAGCAGTGATAAGTCCACGGAGAGTCGAGTCTAGAGAAGACACAACACTACGATCTGAGTCGACAAGACCTTCGACCGTATCCATTTCCGACTCTAGTGTAGATATGCGTCCAGACAATAGATTGTCAGCAGATTCACGTGTGGTAGATTCAGTAGTAATTTGACCACCAAAGTTAGCACTTTCTAGAGTAGTGACTCGACCAGACAATGCAGTATCAGCAGAAGCACGAGTAGATGCTTCAGATACGATAGCATTGTTTAGTGTACCTTCTACGCCAAGAGCGCGAGAAGTTTCGGTACTGATATCACTCTGCAACTGAGCAACCGCAGTACCGCGAGTAGTCGCTTCGTTGGAAATAGCGGTGTTAACAGCAGTTATCGCATTACTACGAGATGTTGCTTCGGCAGTGATGTTAGATTGTAGAGTCGCATCCGCAGATTGACGAGATTGTACTTCACTATCGATACTAGATTGTAGATCACTGTCCTTACTAGTACGGAAACCAACTTCGTCAGACAAATCTGATTGCAAATCGCTTACTGAAGTTTGAAGTGAAAGTATGTCTGCGTCATTGGCTTGTACGCCACTCTGCAAACTAGTTACGCCATTTTCTACTGAAGTTAGTCGTGAACTGTTGTTGGTGATAACGCTATTCAATGAACCATCAGCAGCTTGGAACGCGCTGACAATTTCCTGAAGTGTATCAAGAGCTTCCGGAGAAGATCCTAGAATCGTATCAACTTTAGCATCAACCAAAGCAATAGAGACACCTAGGTCACTATCGGCACCCTTATAAGCAGCATCGATAGAACTTACTGAACCCGTCAAGGAGTCTAAAGCTGACTGAAGTTGCGCATCAGCTGTGGCACGAGTAGACGATTCACCAGTGATACTATCCAAAAGATCACTATCCGCAGAAGCGCGAACAGAAGCTTCCGTAGCAATATCACCCTGAAGTTCAGCGCGATTAGAGATACTAGTCGCCATTTGAGATTCTAGAGTAGAAATCTTTCCTTCAGCAACACCGATCTTGCTTTCGTTAGCGTCGACTTCTATTTGAAGTGCGGCGTCACCATCAATACGATTAACTACTTCAGCTGAGATTAACTGTTCAAGAGTCAGTTCAACAGCAGTTGCGCGTGTTGTCTCTAAACCTAATGCAACCGACTGATCCGAATCATTCGCATCAATCTGTCCCTGAAGTGCAACATCCGCTGCAGCACGTGCAGTTGATTCTGCAAGGTCAGCCGCTTCCAATACCGCCTTGGCGGGATTCAGAAGTGCATTAACTTTGGCGTCAGTATAATATTCATTAGTGCCTTGTACTAGGTCAGTAGTGGACAATGCGATCTTAGTGAAGACCGAACCGTTAAAGACTTCCCACTGGTCTAATGCTTCGTTCCAACGAATTTGAGCAGCAGCTTCATCACCACGAAGAACACGGATACCACCGTTTTCTGTTGGATCACCTGAAGTTACGTTACTGTTCAAATCAATGATATTATCTGCAAGAGAGATAGTCTCAGAGTTAACTGTAGTTACAGTACCTTGAACAGATAAATTACCTTGAACATCAACGTTGCCTAAGAAAGACTTATTACCTACGTGATCAGCAGCAATCTTACTATCAACATATCCTTTGTTCGCTGCTTCTCCGTCGGTCTGAGGACTAGCCACGCCAAAGATACAGTTTCCGTTTAATTCAACGTCGCCACCAAACTGAGTAGGTGCACCACCAACAGTTGTGATTGTTTTGCCAGAAGACAGGATAAAATTAGATTTAACCTGAATACTTTCAGCACCAGCGTTTAGGTCAATTACACCACCACCGGAAGTACCGAAGGATAGGTTTTGACCAGAATCAGCGTACATTGTGATTGTACCGCTGTTGTCCTCAAGGATTTTAGTACCGTTGATGTATAATGAGCCAGGGCCGATATACACATCACGCCATACTTTGTCCGGAGAACCAAGACTATACGTGTCATCTAGAGAAGGAACCAAATTCTGTGAGATTGCGCTTCCGTCGAGAGATACTGTACTACCGTTTACGCTTAAACCATTGCCTGCTGTTAAGTTCAGTGAGAACTCACCGCTCAGCTGGTTGTAATCGATACCGTCGCCACCCTGAACCGCACCACGTGCTGCTTCAGTAGTGAAGTACAAGTTAGACCCTTGCGGAATATCCGAAGTGGTGAAACCAGATACGCTTGTAACAGATTCCGCAGTTTGTGCAACAGTTGCGGTGATGTTCAATCCGTTAACGAACGCCTGATCCACTATTTCGTAGACACCGGTTTGTAGGGAAGCAGCAACGACATTACCAAATTCATCGATGACGGCTGTGTTATTAAAAGACATTTCGCCTTTAATATCAACACCATTCTGAATCCTAAATTTTTTATTCGTTGACATGTTTTTTTTACCTTTTATTTGACATTTGAGATTAGTTTTATATAACTAAACAAAGTGTAGGAGGGGCGAACCCCCCCTACGTTCTCAATGTACATTATACATCAATATAAGAAACTGAAGCAGTAACAACCGCACCAGCAGAGACTGCCTGATACGTTAGTTCTACGACACCAGATACCACACGAACATCAGTGTCACCTAGTATGTCATTACCTGTGTAGATAATACCATATTCAGTGATATATGCGTTAGTACCATTATGTACCACTAGACACTCGCGAGTCTCAAATTCGCCATTCAACTCTACAGATACAACATATTTCGCTGAACGGTAGACATTAGTTGGGAATGAAGAAACGGTAGTAGGTGTAGTACCGACTACAATATCCGCACCTTGCTGGAACACTTTAACATTCGAAGCAAGAGTTTCTAGAGTTACAGAGCCAGGATCTAGTACACCAACAGAAGTAATAGACTGAGCAACCAATACTGCCTGAGTACCAACAGGAATCGCACCGTTAAACGTGATCAAACGGTTTTCTACGTCAATGAAGTAGTGAACCGATGGATCTTGAATAACACCACCAACGAATACCATAGCATTCTGTTCGGTTACGTCAAATTCGATGGCGAAGACGGTTTGTACACCATCACCGTTGAATACTTGACGCTTAGAACGTGAGAACGATAGTAGATCTGGGTCGACTAATTCGAAACCAGAACCGTCAGTCTTCAAGCGCAGTACATAACCTTCCTTGTCAACAAGTGTAGTGTCAGTAACATCAGATAGTTCTAGTACAGACTTAGACGTGTCGATCGAGAATACGCCGTTAGTTACCGATACTTTACCTTCACCAGAAACATCAGTGACAGATACTGCATCGTGAACACGCTGTTCAGTGAAGTAAAGGTTAGTACCATTCGGATCTTCTAGAAGGTCGCTAGTGTCGAATACTGAGATGTGTTGTGCAGCAAGACCCGCGTCCAACTGACCTTTGTTAACTGCATCAGCATAAACCGTACCGTCTGCAAGACCACCGACCTTGTTACCGGACATGTCGAGGTCACCAGACATCGCATCGCCAGACTTAGAAACCTTACCGTCAATGTTTGTCTGAAGAAGAGTGTCAGCAGCAGCGAACTCACCACGAATCGCAGTATCAGTAGCAGAACGAGTAGTAGCTTCGTTAGAGATTGCAGTAGCGTTAGTTGCGATATCAGTTTGGTTCTGAGTGATTAGACCAGTTATAGTACCGTCCGCAGCTTGGAATGCGGCAACGATTTCTGTTAGTGAGTCTAGAGCAGCAGAATCAGTGTTAGCGGTGATGAAGTCAATTTGCGACTGAAGTGATTGGTCAGCATTTTGACGTGCAGTAGCTTCGTTAGAGATTGCAGTAGCGTTAGCAGTAACGTTAGTAGACAATACACCTTCAGCAGCAACAGCACGAGCAACTTCAGCAGCAAGACTTGATTGCAATGCAGAATCGCCAGAAACTCGTGATGCAGCTTCAGAAGTGATCTGAGTCTGTAACGAACCTTCGATACCTAATGCACGAGTCTTCTCAGCATCAATTGCTGCATCCAGTTTAATGGAAGCATCTTTCAAAGATGATGAAGCGTTTAGGTAAGAAGTACCAGTCGGCGCAGCATAAGAACCGTCAACAGCAAGACCAGCTCCTGCCTGAGTTGCAGTCATCTCGGTTTCTAGTGCAGTTGCACGTGAACTTAGAGTAGCGTCAGCATTTTGACGAGCAGTTTGTTCAGCAGTGATTGCAGATTGTAGAACCGCGTCAGCGTTTGCACGATCTACCGCTTCATCAGTAACAAGACCGTCAGCATATATTTTCGCAGCAGCTTCTGCGTTATTTGCTTTAGTAGTTGCGTCTGATTTAGCAGATGCAAGAACGACCGCGTCAGCAGCGATGTATGCAGTAGTTACAACAGCGTCAGCAGCAGCGAACTCACCACGAATCAATGCTTCTTGTCCAAGTGCACGAGTTGATTCAGCAGAGATGGCAGCAGCGTTTGTGAGGATGTCTGCTTCAGCAGAGTCAACACGAGCTTCTATAGCATTAATTTCGCCGTGAAGTTCGTTAGAAGAACCGATGACAGTTTGTGCGGTTGTGTCGAATGAACCAGAACCCATCTTGGATTCTAGTGAGTCGATATCACCTTCGTTAACTGTTAGACGACCTGCATGAAGAGCTTGCGCAGCTTCAACAGCATTCATTTCGCCTTCTAGAACTGTGACTTGACCTTCAACAGCAGTCATCTCACCTTGTAGTGTAGAAACTTTACCAGCTTCAACATCTAGTTCAGAGTGGATTTCATTGATAGCAGCAGATAGGTTAGTAGCAGTAGTACCTAGAGTGGCAACGCCAACTTTAGATTCTAGACCGTCAATGTCGCCTTCGTTAACTGTTAGACGACCTGCGTGAACAAGTACATCTGAATCTAGAGAATCAGCACGATTTTCTAGGATAGATGCGCGACCTTCAACAGTGTCCATTTCTGTTTCTAAGATCGCAACCTTAGCAGATTCTAGACCCATTTCGGTGTGAAGTTCGTTAACCGCACCAGATAGATCTGAAGCAACAGTAACTAGAGTAGCAGAACCTTGCTTAGTCTGCAATCCTAGAATATCAGATTCGTTTGCAACCAAACGTCCGTCTTGAACAGCTTGTGAAGCTTCTAGAGTAGTTGCACGACCTTCTACTGAAGTAGCACGTACTTCAAGTGAAGATGCGCGTGTTTCAAGAGCGTCGATGTCGCCTTCGTTAACAGTCAAACGACCAGAGTTGGCAGAAATGATATTCTGAATGTCTGAGTCAGCGTCTTCGAATGCAGCAACGATTTCTTGTAAAGTGTCTAGAGTTTGTGGTGAAGTACCAACGATTGCATCAACACGTGAAGTTACAGTGTCAACATCAGTACGTAAACCACCTTCAATAGAGGTTGCGCGAATAACTTCGGCAGAGATTGCATTGGCATTTACTACTTCAGCAGCTTTTGCACGTACTATTTCTGAGGCAATTGCAGTAGAGTTAGCAGCAACACCAGAAGTGTTTAGGTCGACATCTGTACGTAGACCAGCTTCGATGCCAGTAGCACGAGTGGTTTCGGTAGCGATGGCAGTTGCGTTAAGACCTTCAGCAGCAGTAGCACGTGTAATCTCAGAAGCGATGGCAGCGGCATTAACACCTTCCGCAGCAGTCGCACGAGCGATTTCTGAGGATAGATCCGAATCAAGACCAATGATATCTAGTGCGTTTGCATCAACATCAGTACGTAACGCAAGGTCGCCAGCAACGCGAGCAGTAATTTCGTTACTGATTGCAGTAGCATTCGCAGCGTCGCCCGATGTGCGAGCAGTTGTTTCTGCGGCGATTGCGTTCGCATTAACAGTTTCTGCTGCTTTAGCGCGGGTTACTTCTACTTGAATCGCGGCAGCATTTGCAGCAACACCAGAAGTGTTCGCGTTAACGTCTGTACGTAGACCTGTTTCAACACCAGTAGCACGTGTAGTTTCGGTTGCGATTGCAGTAGCATTTACGCCTTCAGCATTAGTAGCGCGTGTAGTCTCAGCAGTGATTGCAGCAGCATTAACGCCTTCAGCAGCAGTAGCACGTGCAGTCTCAGCAGTGATTGCTGATTGTAACGTACCATCGCCAGCAACACGAGCAGCAACTTCAGTTAAGATATCAGATTGGACGATACCCATATCTGTTTCTAGGTCGGAAGCGCGGCCTTCGAGGTTGGTTGCACGTAGAGACAATGAATTGTCAGCAGCAAGACGTGTTGCTGCTTCAGCAGAAACCTGTGTGTCAGTGTACGTAGATGCTTGAGATTTAGCAGTTGCGATACGAGCAGTAATAGTATTACCGACAGTACCATCAACAGATGCGTCGCCGATAAGTGCAGTGTCTTGCGCGTCAGCGTGAGCGATTGCATTACCTTCAGCAGTGTTCGCTTTAGAAGTCGCGTCTGCTTGTGCAGATGCAAGAGTTGCTGCATCACCAGATACACGTAGTCCAGCTTCAGCAGTGATGTTAGACTGGAGGGTACCATCAGCAGTGGCACGAGTACCAGCTTCAGCAGTGATGTTAGACTGTAACACCGCATCAGCAGATGCACGAGTACCAGCTTCGGTAGAGATTGCAACAGTGTTAGACGAAACGAGAGCAGAAAGATCCGAGTCAGCATTCTGGAATGCAGCGACGATTTCTGATAGTGAGTCTAGAGCTGCATCATCGACGTTGGCAGTGATAAAGTCAACTTTTGCTTCGATTCGAGATTCTTCAGCAGTAGCACGAATTACTTCATTGCTGATTGCAGTAGCATTTACGCCTTCCGCAGCAGTCGCACGAATTACTTCGTTACTGATTGCAGTAGCATTCGCAGCATCACCAGAAACACGTAGTCCAGCTTCTGCGCTAACAGCAGCTGCGCGATCGATAATTTCTTGCGCCAAACCACTAGACAAATCTGAGTCAGCAGCAGCACGTAAACCAGCTTCCGCAACAATGTTAGATTGAACAACAGCGTCAGCAGCAATGTATGCAGTAGTAAGGTCTGATCGAACTTGAGTATCAGCAGCAGTACGTGCAGCGATTTCAGATTGGATCGATGCGGCGTTTGCAGCTTCTGCGCCAGTAGCACGAGTGATTTCAGCAGCAAGACCAGTAGCATTAAGATTTTCAGCAGCTTTTGCACGAGTGATTTCAGCAGCAAGACCAGTCTCTAAAGTATCAATGTCTCCTGAATTTACAAGGATTGCAGCTGCGTTAACACCTTCAGCGGCTGTTGCGCGAGCAATTTCCGAAGTAAGTGCAGACTGAATAACAACTTCAGCATTAGTAGCACGTGTAGTTTCGTTTGCGATTGCAGTAGCATTTGTACTTTCTGCGCCAGTAGCACGAGTGATTTCATTAGAAATCGCAGAAGAGTTAGCAATTACCGATGCAGAAAGGATATCATCAGCATCACGGAACGCTGTAACGATTTCCGCAAGAGAGTTAAGTGCATCAGAATCTACGTTGGTGAGGATACTATCGATACGTACAGAAAGAGCAGCATCAGCACTTTGGTATGCAGATTCAATTGCATTTTCACGTGTGGTGGCACGAGTTATTTCAGAAGCAAGACCGGAAGCATTAACGCCTTCAGCAGCGGTAGCACGTGTGACTTCTGCCGCAAGTGATGTGGTTAGTAATTGTTCTGCTGCTGATGCGCGAGTAGTTTCCGTCGCTACGGCATCAGAGATGTCCTGAGCAACAGCTGCTTGAGCTTTTGCATCAGTAAAATACAACTTGTCGCCTTCAGGCAAATCGCTGGTCGAGAAACTTCCGAAGAACTGATCAGCACCAATTTTCTTCAATGAGTCGGAACCCACATCGTAAAGTAGTGTGAAACAATCTGCGGGGTTTAACATGCCCGTTAGGGCACTTTGACCTTTGACTGCACTTTGGTCTAGTTTGGAACTTACAATAGACCGGTCGGCTAAAGCTGGTGATTTAATTTGTCTAAATGACATTGAGTAATCTCCATATGGGTTTAGTTAGGATTAGTATTAAACGTTTAATGATATACTAACGAAATTTAATGTATATGTCCGCTCCTACCGGAGGGATTTCAAAAAATGAAATGACATCGTTTATGGTTTCATAGATTTCTTCGGGGTGTTGCAATACATCATTTACCCAAACATCTATTAAGTCTGATCTCGCGGGAGCCCCATTCAACTGGAATATAGCTGTAGTACCGTCGGATGTAATCGACTGGGCCAGAGGGATTACTGATCCTTGATTAGTTGATGAGGAGGTTCCCTCGATGAGATCGAACAGTTCGGTTTCTTGGCCGGGGGTTTGTTCAACCTGCGTTTGTTTTTGCTTCGCTAGGTTGTACAGACTCTCGGCAAGTACCCGATTAAAGGATTTTCCATTTATCATTGGACGCCGTCATTTAAAAGAGTTAATATACGAAGTTTATTTATATAAGAAATAATCTTAGTGTTCGGTCTTAGTTGACTATAACACCATTAATATCGTAAATATCTATTCTATAATGACTGCCGTGATTTCCATCAAGTAGGTCTGCATCAGTGGCAGTTGATGCATTACCTAGAAGACTTCCCACGAATGTTGAAGCTGACACTTGACCAAACTGCACTGAACTGGTAGTGTCTATGTCGAATTGACCGGTTACGGGATCATATATCAACCCATTACCAGCTGAGATTACACTACGTGACGCTTCGGTAGTGAAGTATAGGTTATCCCCTTGTGGGATATCCGTTGTTGTGATACCGTCTATGGTATCTAATGCTTTCTGAACAGTATCATCTGCAACCGAAAGAATTCCATCAAAATTGGTTGTATCAGTACTGATAATTCCCGAAGTGACATCTTGCGGTACTACGGATACCGGTACTGGAAAATTAGACCGTACTGGAGATTCGCCGCCAAACTGAAAATCATATGTAGTGTTAACATTACCAGTAATTTCATTACCGTAGTATTTTATTACTACACGATCAGATGCGATAAAAGTAGTCGCAGGTAATAACGCATCCGCATAAAACTCACCATAAGTATCTAGAGAAATTTCTGCCGTATTAGACGAAGTAGTTAACAACGTCTCTACACCAACATCACTTCTTTTGTATACTTCGTAATAGAATGTTGCCGAACCATTAGCACCATCGGGATTAACTCTTACGTTACCGACAGTATGAATGTTAATAATACCAGTGTTGCCGACTAAGACACCCTGCACCGTAGAAAGTTCCGCAATTAATACATTGGAACCTACCAAAGGCCCTGTGTTAATATCTACAGCAATGTCATCGAAATCGGGGTCATCAATAGAAGTGACCATCTTCGTGTACGTACCATCGACAACAATAGTAGCAGTCGTTGGATACAATACAATAGAGGCGGTAAGCGCACTAATATCCAGTTTACTGTTATAGAGGTGATCAATCGCTTCTTGAACGTTGGTTGAAAAGTGATCACTATCCGGAACATATGAGACGAATGAAGCACTTATATTCAATGCTTCAACAAATCCAGTATCTACTTCGGTATTGATTGCGGAGATAACATCCGTTAAAGTAACGACAGGGTCGCCATTAAGACGGAAGCTTCCGAATATGTTTACGCCAGCACTGTCAATATCAATACGATCACTGTCACGATATTGAATTTTTAAATCACCCCCATTATAACCGAGATGTTTTAAAATCGTGTTGGTGCCGTTATGGTAGAATCTGGTTTCTTCGTCAGTACCTACGGTAAATGAATATCCATCATCTAAGATGAAGTCGTTATCAAAAGAAGCGCCTTCAGAATTGTAGGCTGAAACCTGTACAACTTGACCCGCATCTATTGGGAATGCGAATATAATTGAAGTCCCATCGTTTGCTACGAAGTCGATTCCTTGATGGAGCAATACACCGTTAAGATGTACTTGTATACGGGTTGGTGTGGATAGGTCATACTTTAGTACGTTACCTGCGTCATCTGCACCAGTGACTGTTTGGAGGCCGCCGTCAGACGTGTAAATATAGTTATTGTAAGTAGAGGATAGACCGGCACCAGACTTCGCACCGACTTCGATGATCTGTTCGATCCCACCATCATACTCTTTTTTTAGAAATAGTTTACCATCAGCGGTGTTTATTGCTAACTCGCCGAGTTGTAACTGTTCTACCGTTGGAACATTGCCAGGTACGGCACTTCTTCGTAAACGGATATCTATATTATTCGCCAATTTTGGCACCCTTCCATTCAGTCCCTATATAGGGAATATCTTATAATAATCATAACTATGATTAATTAAACTAAACCGACTAAGTTTATATAAACTATTTATGTCGATTTAAAATGTTGGATTTAGTAGCTTCCGCCATCCAAAGAATATATGTTAACTGCTCCATTAGTTACAATAAATTGATCAGAATCAAAACTAGCAACACCTAGAATGGTATTAGATGCTACATTTGCACTAATCAAAAGTTCGTCAGAGGAATCTACATAAGTTAGATCAATTCCTGTACCGGCAGTAAGAAGACTAGCTACGCGATCATCAACGAATTCGCCAATCTCAACATCATTAATAGATAGTGGAGCAAGAACATTAAGTCCCCTGTCAATATCTATTTGGTCTTTTGCTGCGTTGTATACTATTGATACGTCAGCGCCTGCGATAAAGATACCCGCACCATCAGCTTCCGCTGGAGTAGTCGCTTCATCTGCAAGGGTAAGTGTGAGGTCATTAATCGACATTACTGTCGAGTTAATTATTGTTTGTGTACCTTGGACAACAAGGTCACCACGGATTACTAATGTACCACCGTCCGAATCCGTTGGAGCCGGATCAATGTACAGGGTGTTAGAACTATCCGTAGAAAATAACGTATTGCCTTCTAGACGTAAATTTCCAACACTGACCGAGGTTAGATTCTGTACTATTGGTTTAAGAGAAGTCGTGACCGTGTTTGTCAACGAATCATATGTCACATCTATATTTTCAGAACCGGTAAAGGTTAAGTCTGAATCTAATAAAGATATGGAGTCGCCATTGACGGTTAGATTGGTGCCTACGTCGACTTCGCCAGCAGCAGTTAACCTTCCATCGGAATCGACACTGAATGTCGGTATGGATGTCTGAGAACCGTATGACCCCGCTGTAACGCCAGTAGGTACTAGACCAACGGTAAGAGAGTTTGTATCCGAGTCAGCTGTGGTCTGAATACCACGTCCACCGAGAAGATTAAATACTTCGGTGTTTAGAAATACGTCACCAGAACCAGTGTCTCCGTTGAATGAAAAACTAGAACCGAGTTCCTGACTTGTTATTAAATTATCTACATAGAACTTAGTCGCAGCGTCTGAGTTGTCGACCGGTTCGGAAAGGTTTGTTAGTCTGGCGCCATTGAAATTGAATGTCGCGAGTGGATCACCACCAATACCACCACTAGTAAAATTTATATCACCGATGGTTAATTGGTCAATCGCTCCGTTAACATCAACAATAAGTGCTTTATTAGGAAGATTGATACCGTATGAAGCATCAGCTTCACCGTGCAATAAGTCTACGTAGTGAGCACCACCGATGACGGTATGGTTTGCAGCATCACCATTTACTTCTGGGCCAGTACCGATATATAATCGATCACCACCATTGGCCCCATTATCGGGAAGATAAGAGTATGCTAGTTCACCTTGAGCAAGTACGTTCGGGTTACCAGCGACACCGGATCGTTTTATTCTAATTATCGATGCCATTAGTATTGACCTCCATTAATAATTTGTTTATCTAGTAATTTTTGAGCGTGCCACTTCGAGTCACTTTCATGGTATACCAGAACGTCACCTTCTTCGGGATGTGGAGCTTGTATGTTAACATCGCCCAAAGTACTGAGAGAACCCGTGTTGGGCACAACTCGGCGCACAGGACGACCCAAAGTAATTCTTTTTATCTGGGTCTTATCTCCCGCAGAAACATCACTGACTAAGTGAGTAGTTCCTCCGTTAGATTTTGATATTTTTCTTATAGGCATTTCATTACCTTGTTACCGAAGGTGATACTTTGATTTTGCCTTCAAGTATTCTTTCCACAATGGCGTTGCCGTCGCTGTCATTATACTTCAACTCTACATCATACACATATCTACCACGAGTCGACAACAGATCGGTCTGGGTGTTAGTTAAAGACAGGGTCACTATACCCTCAGCGGCAGGAGATGCGACAATTGCTGTAAACTCTACTGTGTCGTCTACTTCACTATTGAAGTTCTTCTTCATCTTGGCCTCGACCGTATGGCCAGTCAAATCTTTTGTAGAACCGTCAGCATTTATCAGTTCTAACTGAAGAGCGACATCAGTTCCCTGATCTATAGTAAAGTCTTCGTAAGTTGCCATGTAGAAAAAAACCCCAAGATGTTATAAAAGTTATCTTCTTCTATTTATAACATCTTGAGGTTTCAATTTTTAACATATCTTTAAATTTATTCTGGAGAGGAGATATCCTCTAGAACCATTTCTCGTAAAGGATCAGAACCAGCAGTCCAATCAAATACATAAGACACCGTACATCTCCAGTCATCAGTTGATGCCGCGTGATATAGAATCTTCTCGGGTTCATCATAGTGACCGAAGTATGCAGCCTTACACGTCCAAGTCCCTGGCGTATCTTGACAACGAATAACTTCTTTAGTCTCCGGATGAATGTAATCGAAATAACCAGAACCATCCTTAGAATAGGAGAAGATCAGATTATAGCCAGGAGCATTGGCATTGTGATGCCAGGAAATATAACCGCCGGGTGGGTAGATTGCACATAATGCATTGTGCTTTACCGACAAGAAATTCATCATTCGGGCATTCAAGTCCGCAATATGATGAGTAAAATCACGACGGAAAATCGGATCAGCATCGTGTTCGAATATTTGATGAGCCTTTTCCGCGATTTTCAAGTTATAGCCGACAAGATGTTCGGGAAAACCATCGTGACGGTTTCCTTGTGCGACAATAGAGTCTCTATATCCAGCACCGACGTAATAGTCTCGTTGACGTTTATGCTCACGTGCAGTCATATGGACGTTCTTTTCGAAACCCGTCCACGTATGCAATTTAGCGTATTCGTTTAAAATCTCTAACAACTCTGGGTTATTAACCTCGACGTGTTTGAGATATTGGTCATTTACCTGTGTCATACGATTGGCGTATCCTTATTCAACCCCGCAGAGAAGTGCCGTAAAATAACTGGCCCACTAGAAGGTTGGGTTCTTGCCCAATTAAAGGCATTGTAATAATTCCATCTCAAATCGTCTTCGAAGATACCGACTTTGAGATCCTTATATTTTTCTTCTTTCTCGGTAAGCCACCAAAGAGAGAATTGATCCCAAGACTTGAGACTTTCTGCATACCCTTTTGGCCACCAAGAATCGTTCATTTGTCTGAACGTTAAGTCCCACCAGTCGTCCATGAATTGACGAACAATTGGTTTGGACATATCATATAAACAGACACCACCACAAAGAGTAAATTTAGACTTACCTTCGGGAGTATCGAAGTCACGTTCCGCGTAAATGTAATCGCGGTCATCCGTAAGAGCTGAGAATACCAGATCATGGTCTTTCATCTCATCCCAAACAGTGATGATGTCTTCATGCTCACATTCCATATCAGCATCAATGTACATAGTTATGTCATAAGGCGATTTCGACATACCATACAGTTTAGCACGATAGTGGTCATCACAGAAAATAATATCGTCAGCGACATCGCGACCACGGTCATCTAGGAACCTTTCTTCAGTTACTAGACAAATTTTACAGTCCTCATAGTAGTCTCTTAGACTTTCTGCGAGGTTAATGGCGTACAAATAAAAGTTGTGTTTATTTGACGCTACAATAAGAAACCCTTTGGTCTTCTCCATTACTCAGTCCCTTCTAGAGATTCCTGTAAAATGAGAATAGAGTACAAGTCAACTTCAATGCGAGATTTCGCACGGCGCAACTTTGCTTTCAATTTTCGGTTTTTGGAGTTTTTAATCTCCTCAACCTCAAAGGCTTCCAATTTATAATTGAAGAGTTTTTCTAACTTACGCGCTTTTTGATGTTCAAGTTCGCGTTGTTTTTCCTCTTCTTTCTTTGCCGTCTTTCGGATGTCTCGGTCGGTAGTTTCATGATCAATGGTTTCTTCGCCTACAGCGAGTACAACTTCATTGAATAGTTCGTTTTCATTACCATCTTTATCCAAACGGTTTAATAACATAACCTGCCGAGTAACTCGACCAACATCATCTTCCATTTCTAGGATACAATTTAACTTATCTTTTTGGTCGGTTTCCCAAAAAGCATTGTCCATCCACTTTCTGTAACTCATCTATTCATTCTCCAAAGGGGGTTATATCAATTCAGTATTATATATCATAATTGTAAGTGGGCCATTTCTGACCCACTTCAATTTATTTACCATTATACACTAATATTCATCGTGTGTCAAATATTATGCGGTTCTTACGTATAATGTGTAACTCTCTACAGTCTGGAAAGTAGGTTGGATAGTTGCACCAACATAGTTGCCAGTAAATGCGCGAGAGTAATTGCCAGTAAAGTCTCTTGAGTAATTACCGGTAAAGTCACGTGCATAATTGCCCGTGTAGTTACCAGCATAGGTAGAGTTTCTGGTGCGAGCGTAATCAGCTGAATACGTTGATGTACGTAGTCTAGCGTAAGCAGATACGCGGATCTGAGTAAAGGTGTTAGTACTATTGCGAGTGTACTCACCTAAGAACCCACGAGTGTAGTCCCCAATGAAGTTACCTGCGTATGCAGATACACGGTTACGGATATAGTTACCCGCAAATGTTCTTGCATAGTTGCCAGTAAAGTCACCAGTGAATTCACTTGTATAGACGCCAGTATATTCGCCAGCGAAGGTTCTTGCGTACTCACCTACGAAATCACCAGCATAGTTTCTTGCATAGTTGCCAGTGAATGCACGAGCATAATTACCAGTAAATGTTGTTGCATAAGTACCGGTATACTCTCCCACAAAGTTATTTGTGTATGTGCCAGTATACTCACCTACGAAACCACGACTGTAAGTTCCAGTGTACTCACCCGCGAAAGCGCGTGAATAGTTACCAGCGAATGTTGAAGCGCGGGTACGTGCGTAAGTTTCTACACGATTTCTAGTGAAGTCGCGAGTATAGTTTCCAACGTAAGCGTTAGCATAAGTTCCGGTGTATTCTCCAGCAAAGTTACGCGAGTAATTGCCAGCATAAGCAGAAGTGCGAGTACGGCCGTAAGTCGATACACGAGTTCTTGCGAAATCACGACTATAGTTTCCAACGTAAGCGTTAGCATATACACCAGTATATTGACCAGAGAAACCACGAGAGTAAGTACCGGTATATTCTCCTGCGAAAGCACGAGTGTAAGTACCTGCGTAATTACCTGCGAAATCACGAGCGTAATTACCAACATAGTTACCAGCGAAGTCACCTACGTAATCGCCGACAAAGTTTCCTGCGTAGTTGCGTGAATATTCACCTGCGAAGGTTCTAGCATAGTTACCTACGAAGTCTCCAGCAAAGTTAGTGATACGGTCACGAGCATAAGCACTATTACGAGTTCTTGCATAAGCAGAAACACGAGTTCTTGCATAAGCAGAGTTGCGTGTTCTAGTAGACGTTCTTGCGTACTCACCTACGAAATCACCAGCATACTCTCCTACGAAACCACGAGCATAGTTACCAACATAGTCACCAGCGAAGTCACGAGCATAG